CCCCGGCCAGGTGTCGCGGGAGCGGCCCCGGCCGCGTTAGCCGGTATTGCCATATGGCGTCGTGACGCCGCTGCCGGACAGTCGCCGGTTGACGATGGCCATGACCGCCGCATAGTTGGATCCGAGCGCCTGTCGTCGTGCGGGATCGTTGCCGAAGTCGCCGCGGATGGTGCGCGTGGCCAAGGCGTCCAGGTCGACCGTCGGAGCTGTCGTTGGCTGTGGCGTCGGCTTGACGTTCGGCAGGCTCGCCGTGCCCTTGTCGTCGGGGTTCGCGTACTTGCGCCATGCCGCGCGGTCGCCGCGGAACTTGTTCAGGTCGAGGCGTCCTGACCAGCCGCTGAGACTGCCGTTGGACGTGTACTGCCTCATCACCTCGCCGCGCGCTCCGATGTTCCACGGGGCGGTCTGGTAGCCGGTGACGAGGTTCGTGGCGTACTGTGCGATCCAGATGCCGCAGTTTAGTTCGGTCTCCATGCCGGCGACCTGCCAGTACCCGGAGTCCATCGTGTAGATGATGGGGTTGACGCCTGTCAGTCGCTTGACCTCGCGCGCCCAGCGGCGCGGCCACTGCTTGTCGCCCCATGCCGTGTTGTCCTGCGCCTCCCAGTCGAGGATCAGCACGCTCTTGTGCACGTATCCGCGCACGTTGTCGACGAAGAACCGGGCTTCGGTCTCGGGGTTGCCGCCGCGCGCGTAATGGTAGACGCCGGTCTCCTTGCCGCTGTCGATGGCGCCGGCGAGCTGACGGTTAGCGTCGGTGTTAACGCCGTTGGACAGGCAACCACCGTACACGCCGCCGGAACCCCATGTGGTGCCGACGATGACGAAATCGGCCGGCACGGTCGCGGTGTCGATGCCGCACTGCCAGTTCGAGATGTCGTACCCGTTCATGTCGGCCATCGCGGCCGGCGCGACCGCCATGGATATGGCGACCGCGAGCGCGGTCAGTAGCTTGCGCCATTGTCGGCGTGGATTCATGCGCTTGTGTTTCGGCTTGCCTTTGTTGAGGATGTTCAATTCCTCTCCTTTCCTTTGTCCGTACCGTCCGCCTTGTACGGACGGTGTGGAAATCTTTTGAATCTTTCAATCTGTGTTCGCGATATGCGCGTCACGTATGTCTTGGATCATCGAGGTTCCGGTTCCATTGCCGCCCAGACCGTGGTAAGCGGCATATATTCGTTCCGCGCTTTGCTTCAACGGAATGCTCGCAACACCACCTGCATCGACCATCTGATGGTGCAGAGCCTCGAGTTTGCAGAACAACAGTTCCCTGACGCCCTCATGCAGTGGATCGTGACGTTGGTCGACCTTGCTCAGAATCCAGGTGACGAACACGCCGCTGCCTCCGCTGCCGATGATGGCGATAACGATTGCGACGATGGTTTCCTGGCTCATTGGGAATCCTTCCGAAAGGAAAATCCCACACGTGGCTACCGTTGGAAGCCGCGATAACCACGTGTGGGATTTTGGAGGTTGAAATGTTGTTGGGAACGTTTGTGAATGAGGTCTGGTGGCCCTCCTGCGGGAAGCTCCGCGAGTGCACGAGGGTGGGCTACGAGTCGGCCTACCGCTGCCACATCCAGCCGAAATGGGCTGGCGTCGACATGGAGTCGATCACCGCGAACGACATCGAGGAGTGGCTTGGCTCGTTCAATCAGGCCGGCGCCGCGCGCAAGGCGTGGGCCGTGCTGCGGGCGATACTCCGACTCGCCTATCGCAAGGGAGTCACCGACAATGACGTGACACGTCGTGAAATCAGACTGCCGCACCTGCGGCGGTATGAGCCGCGCGTGCTCGACGCCAGACAGGTAAGACGGCTGCTCAAAGGCTTCTACGGTCACGCGTTGGAAGCCTGGTTATTGGTCTCCGTCTGCGCGGGACTGCGCCGATGCGAGTCCGTCGGCATTGAATGGGCCGACTTGGATTTACGCCGGGGAACCGTGACCGTCAAAAGGTCAGTGCAATGGGTCGCTGGACATGAAACGGTCACCGACCCGAAGACCGACCAGAGCCGACGGACGGTCGCACTACCACGGTTCGCAGTCAAACGGCTCGCGCAATTGCGCCACGGCAGAACCGGCAGGCTGGTCGGCGATCTGAACGCCAACCAGGTGGCAGCTCATTACACGTCATGGTGCCAACGCATGAAACTCCCCTGCGTGCCGCCAAGGAACCTCAGGCACACCTTCGGCACTCTGGCAATCGCTGCGGGAGCCGATATCTCAGTGGTCGCACGACAACTCGGTCACAGCGACATCAAGACAACCGCCCGCTACTATCTCCGCCCCGATTTGTCCGTGCTGAGAAGTCTGCAGCGGGCATGGGAGCGGCTCATTATCGGGGTCGCATAGCTTTCCGTAACCCTGTACGACGGCGAAGGGTTCACCGTCATCAAAACCGGAACGTTGATATTCGTGAAGTTCAGCGGCACGATTGGTGCTGGCAGTTGGGATGCGAAACAGTGCAAGTACGTTCTGCCGCGAGAGTATTGGCCTCCGGTTGAAGTCAACGGCATGTGCTGCGTGTCCAACGGTCAGACCGCGCGAATGTTGATTGTTCAAGCGAATGGTGTCATCCGAATTGCTAACTTCGGTTCGACAGGCAGTAGCCAACAGTGCGCCGGAACCGTCACATACCCAATCCGCTAGCTTTCCGTAACCCTTACTTTTGGCAACAGCAACGTTAGTGGCGGACCGTACCCAATCGGTAGGGTATCTAACCCAAATGCGATCAAGTCCTTGAATGGCAGAGCCACACTGTCATCCGGAACGACAGTGGCGATTCCATTCATCCACCCGTCATACCTGCAACGTTCGGTCCAAGTATCGATTGCACCTGATGGGACAGTCAATCTGCTCGTCGGTCCTGAAGTTGTTGTCACAGGTGGAATCGTGGAAATCCATTTTTAGTAGCTTTCCGTAACCCTTGAACGGCAGATCTGGCATGGGCCCTACGGAATGACGGTACATCTCGCCAAGGTCGGCATGATGGCGTTCGCTTTTGGCAACACGTCCTTCACATCCAACATCAATGCCAACGGCCAGACCGTGAATGAGACGATGGACGCCGGTTTTCTGCCGGAGAATGAAGGCGCGATACTGCTGGAAGGTGTGAACGGGCAGCATGGAGCCTTGTCCTTCGACTCTGACGGCAAGGTCACGATCAGCGGCAGCATGAACAGCGGATACTATTTCCGCGTCTGCGGCTGCTGGCCGGTGAAATAGCTTTCCGTAACCCCGATCCATTTCACGAAAGTGACCACCGACCCGGAATTCACGATCAGTGGATACGTCGTCAATGGTTTGGCGACCGTCTACTGCCGGTGGGTCAACAAAGGCCAATTCGGGAAGAAGGCGTGGGATGGTGTGCTTTTGGCAAGCATGGACGTGAATGCCAAGCTGGAGGGCTTCAGCGTTTTCATGGACAGTTTTCAGGGCAGTCAGATGCAGAATCGTTTTCTGTACGCCGTGGGAAACACGGTTTCCTTCCGCACATCGTATGATGTGACCGTTCCCGCAAACACATGGCATGTCGGCAGCGTATCGTTTCCGGTGACGACGGTTTAGGCCGTGATGTACGAGGCGGATGTGATGAAACCTTCTCCGTTCTGGCTGCCACCAAGATTCCTGTAGGTGAATTTGCCGTCCGGCAGTATGGTGAAATCTCGTTGGGTGCTACCGTCACGCCCACTGTACGCCCACCTCGTCGTAATCAATGGACGCCAGCCAGCCGGCAGGACGCCGAAATCGCCGCTACCCCATGATGCCGTGGCGGCGCTCTTCCATTCCACGAGGATTTGCGCCACATTCCCGGCTTTCACGCCCGTCACCTTGCCATACTGGCAGGTGATAAGCGTCTGGGTTACGGAAAACTATTCCGTCATCCAACAGCCGTGCGCCGTGGAATAGGCGGATTTCGGGTCGCCCAGCATCTGCACTTTCCCGTCACGCATGACAAGCAGGCTGAAACCGCAGGACGGGAACGCGATGATGCTCTGATCGGCGAGTGGGCGGAACGCTTCTGGGATGGTCTCATCCGCCATCGTGTAGTTCTGTACTCCGCTGCCGGCGAACTTGACGTTGCCGTTGATCGTGACGATGCGCCCGAGCCTACACAGAATGAGGCTGTTGTTCGTATACGGCGGCTTCCATAGCTGGGTTACGGAAAACTACTGCTTCGCGTCGAAGACGTGGACAGTCACGGCGATGCGATAGCTCAGCGACGTGCCGCTGGCGTTCCATGCGACAAGCTGAAATCCTTTTGCCGAATGACTGTTCGTAATCATCGAAATGTTGTTGAACGACGGCACTTTGTTTTTAGCGTCGTTCATCAACTGCAATTCAACGGAGTATGAATCCCAGTTTGCCGCTTCGATCGGCAGTTTGATGTCTATTGACGTGTTCGTGTTCGGCTTGAAGATCATGGACGTGACGCAGTAGGCGTCATAGCCTCTAGGCCGCGCGACCACGACCCATTCACCAGACTGGAATACGGAATCCCACAGCTTCGACATGGGAGGCAGCTGTTTGATGAGCATGACCGGCGTGCCTGGCGTGATCCCGCTGATCGGGATGCGGGCGATCGGGATCCACACCGTGCCGGAGGCCGAGTGGATGCTGCCCGACGGGACGGTCGGATCGGCGGCCGTTCCGGTGTTTGGCGTGCCTTTGAGCACGGCGATGGCAGCGGTCTCGATGTTCTGACCGTTCCGCGTGTATTTGAGACAGACGAGGTCGTTGCGGTTCCGGCCGCTCACGCCGCTTTCGATGGTCGCGGTCTCAGCCTCGGTGACTCGCGCGTATCGTCCTTCGACCACGAGGTTGAGGACTGGGATCAGCGCATGGTTGGCGTCCTGCATGGTGACCGCGGGGAATTTCCCGTCAGCCCCCTGCAGCAGGTAGCTGCCGTTGCCTATGACCCCGGCTTGCATGGCGCCCATGTCGCCGCTGGTGATGTGCGGTGTGCCGCCCTTGCCTGTGATGAGCGTGGTGGTCATGTCAGTCCTTTCCCTCGGTAAGCCATGCCGTGTAGGCCGCGTCCTGCGTGGCGGCGAGTTTCTTGAATTCCTGCTGGCATGAGGTGCATGCCAGCGCCTCCTGCGTCACTCCGTCCGCGGTGGTGTGTTTGATCTGGTGCCAGTCGCTCGACGTGCGCGGATCTCCGTCGGTGAGGTATGCGCTGTCGTGGCAGCGGTCGCATGTGTATTTGGTGATGTTCGTGGTTTTTGCCATGATGTTCCTTTCAGGCGAGTCTTTGCCAGACGTGTCCGCCGATGATGGTGTGGATTTCCTTCCATGTGCCGCCCTGGTCGTTGGGGTCTCCGGCGACGCACCAGTAGAGCGAGCCGATTGGGTGTGCGGCGAGGAAGGATGCCGCTGTCGCGCTGGATTGCGCGGTGATGGTGCCGTCCGGGCCGATGGTGATGGTCGTGCCATCGGGTTTGACGCCGCCGAGGGTGGCGGTGGATGCCACTGGCAGCGTGTACTTGTTCGCGCCGGACTGGATGCCGTCGAGCTTCTTCTTGTCTGCGGCGGCAAGGAGCCCGTCCGCCGATGATGTGGCCTGTGCGACGGTGATGGCAGCCGTCTCGTCGGTGCGGGTCACTGTGACGGGAGCCAATGCAGTGATGTCCAAGACTCGCGCCTGCGCCGCGGCCAACGCGTTCTGCGCCGTGGTGGTGGCCGTGTCGGCTTTTACGCCGGCCTGTTTGGCGAGGTCTCTGGCGCCTCCGATTTCGGCCGAGGCGTCGGATGCGGCCTTGTTGGCTTCGGTGGCGGTTTTGCGGACCGTTTCGAGGTCGGCGGCGGTCACATCGGCGCTGAACGTCCAGTTGGAGAGGGTGAGGCCGCTGCCGGCGTAGTAGGCGTGGCCGTCTCCGGAGCTTGACCCACCGCCGCCGGTCTCGCCGGTCGATTCCGTGGATGCGGTGGTCGCCTCGTAGGTTACGGTCGAGATGCCGTCTTCGATTTTGATGATTTTTTTGGTGATTTCGGCGGTGACCTTGATGCCGGTGGTGTTGTCGCGGCCGGTCACGGTGTCGCCCACGTCGAGGTCGATGCCGTCGGTAACGTCCACGTCGATGCTGCCTGTATCTCGCAGCTCCTGGAGCTTTGTCTTGCCTTTGGTCTCGAGTTCGGCGGCGTCGGCGTTGCTGAGCTCGTAGACGCTTGTGCGCTCGTCCGCGCCTTTGATGGTCTGCGTGTGGCTGAGCGTGCCTTTCTGGTCGGCGTACCAGTGGACGACGATCCTGTCCTTGAGTTCGCCCTTGCCGAGGCAGATCAGGTGGTTGATCGGATGCGAGGCGAGGGTCGCGTCGAAGTCGATGAGGTCGGAGTCGATGAGGTCGCCGGCGGCCGTGATCGGCGGGGCGGCGGCCCCCCCCCCCACGGCCTGCT